AACCAGTACAATCCATACTAACATTTGTTAAACCTGATACTTGATAAACAGCTCCAGTGTCAGAACCATAAGTTGCTATACCTCTTGAACGAAGAGTTGCTATAACTAAATTATCATAATTAAGATATGGTGTACCTGAATAAACGTATATTTTACCATTACAAGTTCCACTATATGTTATTAAAGTAGTACCATTATTTGAAGAACCTGATTGTGAAAGGTTACAAGGGTTACAAGGGTCATCAATTACAACATTTACTGTCCAGGTTGTAGAAACACTTGAATCATCTGAAACTAAATCATAAGTTAAAGTCCCAGCAGTAAAGTTTTGAATTGTACCTCCAGAACTTTGAGGATTACCATCAACACTTACATCTGAAGTACAAGCTGTGAAAGTTACCGTTAATGCTGATAAATCATCTATGGTTGCCGCTGAAGTAACACAAACATCAATTGTGTTGGTATTGTAATTTATTACACCTTGAGTTAAAGGTATAGTATCACCACTTACAGCAAAATTATAGAAAGTCGCACAATTAGATGAAGTTGATGTTGTTGTGAAACCACTTATTGTATTATAAAATGAATAACCACTATAAGTACCATTCATATTATTATCAAACAACGCATAATACCAAGGGTCATTATTTGGGTCAGTGTAATCAGCGACACTAGAATCAACAGAATCTAAATTGAAAACGTTTGTCGATGCGGTATAACCTGTTAAAGAAGAATAATCAGTACCA